GTATTGTTTTTAGAAATGCCATGCGTTAGTTTAGTAATCTCCTTTGATAGAATGGTGAATTGATGCTCTCGCTCTTCCTCCTTTTTAATTGCCTCCTCTAGTTCTTTATAACCAGATTGCAACTCCTTTGCCTTATTTTGAGCATCGTTAATTTTATTTATTCTGAAGGACTCATCAATATGCTGTGTGCATGTAGGACAAACCGTATTCTCAGTAAAGAACTTATGTTCTTTTGTAATGGTTGTAACTTTTTGTGAAATCTTACCTTTCAACCCACCAAATTTTCTTAACTTTTCTGTAGCACCTGCTACTGTTTCTTGCTTCTTTGTTAAATCAAATACATCATTTTCTAATTGTTCATTTTCTTTAACATAATTATCTGCTTCTTCAAACAAAGCACTAATTCTACTATTCTTATCTTCTATATTCTCTTTACTTTGCTGCTCCAATTCTCCTATAAAGTTCTCTTGCATCAAAACTTTATCACTAAGAGATTCTTTCTTAAGTTCAAGAGTCTTAATATCTTCTCTAACTACTCTTATTTTATCTTTAATTAGATTATTCATTGAAGAAAAGATTTTAATATCAAGTAAATCTTCAATAACTTCTCTTCTATTAGATGCAGTCAATTGCATAAAAGGAACAAAAGTACTTGAACCAAGTATAACAATCTGAGTAAAAGACTTATAATTCATCTTTAAAACATTCTGCTCTAACCACTTCTGCTGATCATTAGCAGAAGCAAATTGATTCATTACAGTTCCATCTTTCCATATCTCAAATATATTAGGTTTAATTCCCCTCACTACCTTCCATGCAGTTCCTGACAAAGAGAACTCAACTTCTACTTTACAATCTTTTTCATTAGTAGTATTAGTTAACTGACCCTTACTAATCTTGCGAAATGGTTTATTGAATAAAGTAAAGGTAAGTGCATCTAAAACAGTACTCTTTCCAGCACCATTAGATCCAACAATCAAAGTTGTTGAATGGCCATTAAGTTTTACTTCTGTATATTGATTACCAGTGGATAAGAAATTTTTCCATCTTATCTTTTCAAATGATATCATGATTTTTTTCAGGTGGAATTACAATGTCATTGGGAGTAATAACGGTATACTTATAATGATGAGATTGGCAGGTTTGAATCATTATTTCATCATCAACCTCTAGTACATGCATTTCGGGATACTCTCTTTCATCTTCTAACATCATTGCAAACCGAATAGCATCGTCTTCTTGTTCAAATAAGTAAAGAGTTTGCTCCCCATCATCATCAATAACAGAATAAGCACCTTCTCCTTCCCTGCCCTGCATGGTGAGTATGTACATTTTAGACCATCTCACATGCCTCCTGATAAGTTTCCTGTATCATTTTCTGAATGCGAGACTTATCAAGACTTACTTCCGAATCTTCAATATATCGATTGAGAATAGAAAGAGTATCTTCTGATTCATATCCCTCAGTTTCATTATCATACAAATTATTAAAATTAAAATTCTCTACAATTTTAAGTTCAGCAACTCCAGACTTATAAAGTTTATCAATAAATTTTTCAAACTTTTTAATATCAGTTTTCTTCTGAACAATTACCTTTACAATCTTATCCTCATAATCTCTTGTATCAAACACTTGATGATCATTATCCTCATAGAAAATCTTATAGAATAACTGGTATGGATTATTAACAGGTGTATGCTCTAAAGTTTCTGTATCAAATAGATGGAACCCTCTGGTATCACCACAATCATTCCAGAACATCTCATAAGGATTTCCTAGATAGAATACTTTTTCATTATCAGACCTAGTATGATAATGTCCAGAAAATGTTTTCTCAAACTTACTAAAAATATTCATATCCGTACCAGTCTCCATCACATATCCACGATGGATTCTAAATCCTTTCAACTCAAGATGCCCCATACAAACAGGAGATCTTGACTTCTTAATCATTGCTAAAGTCTGTTCTTCATTCTCTTTATTAATCCAAGGCACAAGAAGAACACTTAAACCTCCTACATCTATAGATTTAGTTTCTGAATATACTTCTATATTATCATACTCACGCAGTAAAAGATCTATTGCATTTATATCATTTGTATTCTTATAATATGCTGTATGATTACCGACAATAGTATGGACTTTAATACCCATATCTCTTAGTCTATCAAAATAATTATTCTTTGCCCATGACAAGGCAGCAAAATCTATTCCTTTTCTACTATCAAAGGTATCACCCATATCAATAACGGTATCAATACCTTCTTTCTCTAAAGTAGGAAAGAAAATGTCATCATAAAACTTCAGGAAATAATCATGAAAAAGTTTTGAGTTTTTTCGTGCCCCGAAATGTTGATCGGTAATAATCGCAATCTTCATTAATTACGCAATTTAGAATGTACAGCATCCTTGATAGAATTATACTCTGCATAATTACTTCCGTCAATAGTGTTGCTATCATCAAAGACTTCAGAGTAACCAGATTTCTCAAGTATCTTATTTTTAATTTCTAATTGGCGTTTCTCTCTTTGTATTCTGCGGAGAAATGCGTAATGTATAATTTGCGTAAAGTAAGCAAAAGGATTTTTGGATTTCTCAGGATCAAAATTATGTATGTATTGAACGCAATTTTCGATTCCATCGGAGATCATATCCTCCTTAAACATGTAATTAACAAAGTTTGGTTTGAATGATAAATGATTTGCAATCTTTAAAAAGCACTCACCTATGTACCTTGGTATCACAGGTTTAGGTTTATCACGAATTTTTGCAATCTCTACATTTTCACGGTATGTAATTAATGCAGCAAGAAACTCTTTGTTATTCACATAGTGCTCTGACCTTTTTCGTTTAGCCATAGGTCTTATTGCCATAAGTCTTTATCACTATTATGTAGATATTATAACACTTCCATCTGTAGTTGACAAGGTATCACATTACATGTAGACTAACTCTGTCAGGGTTGAAAGGAAATAACTTAGCTTTTATTAGTTTTATTATCTTTATAGATCTTTTCTAATATTTCTTTAGCATCATTAACATTAGATATATACCCCATTCTCCTACTCATTTTAGATTGATTTTTGCTTTCTTTCTCTGAGTCTCTAAGAAAATTTTGATACATCATTATCATTTGAATATCTGATGATTCTGATAATGTCAATACATCATCTAGATTAATAATAAACATATCATCACGACTAGTCTTTAACCAAGGTTCTACCTTATATCCAACTAATCCATTCTTACTTTTCATTTCACAAACAGTAATAGGACTATGAAGAATGAGCATCGTGCGATTTTCTTCTTCAGAAGCAGCTACCTTAGCGTATATCTCTTCGCCAGATTTAAATTTTATTGTTGCATAGAAATCTTCTTCGATTGACATAATTTTATTTTCCTTTTAATTGTATTGTAATTATTTCATAATTAAATTTTTCTTCATTGTAAATTTTAATTCTTTCAATAAAGTGATTTAATGTATAGTTTCTTTTAGTGTTAGTTGAGCAATCATCTGCTATATCATATAAGATCGCTTTTACTTTATTTGCTCCTTTTCTAAGAACTCGTCCAATACTCTGCAAGTTGCGAATCCTTGATTTACTTGGAGAAGCAAAGATAACATTATGGAGGTTCTTAATATTGATACCAGTTGAGAATGTACCATAGGAAGCAACTATAATAGCGTTGTTTTCTTTTTCAGTAATTTCCCTTACCTGTTCTCTTTCTTGAGCATCAACTCCACCGTGAACAAAGAATAATTGACGATTACTATTCTTATTTTTATTTATTAAATCATAAAGTACTTTACCATGAGTTTCTACTCTACTGTATAAAATGAGTGTATTACCCTTTAGATCTAATGCTAAATTCTTTATAAAATTATTTCTTTGCTCATGTCCTATAAGATATTCAATCTCTTCTGGATAAGTTTCAAACTTCTTAGGAGGGTGTTTAAGAACAAGACATTGTATATCTAATTGGGAAAGATGCCCTTGCTTCATTAATTCATCTGTCTTTGTTACTTTATATGACGGACCAAACAACCCCTCTAAGACCCATTTATGCGTCTGTGTGCCATCTAAAGTACCAGTGAAACCAAATCTATACTTAGCATGATGTAACTTAGTCATTATAGATACTAATGACTTCGACTTAAATAGGTGTGCTTCATC